GTCTTCGCCGTAGCGTCCCAAGATGCGACGGTCGCGCCCTGGAAGCCCGTTCCGCCGCCGCCGACCAGCACCGGACCGCTTGAGTAGCCGCCCGTGTTAAGGTTCGGCGTGGTGACGTTGGACGCGGTTCCGTCTCCGTTCGATACCTGTACGGTTGAGCCGTCGCAGAGTTGCCACTTGCCGCCCTTCGGCGCTGCCGTGCCAGCCACGATGTATTTCGCGCCTGGGTCGCCGGGGAGGAAACGCCACACCGTGCCGGTCCACTGGTAGGCGTGCAGGTATTGAAGCTCGTAGACGATGGCTCCCGTGTCGTTCACGCCAAGCGTAGCGGGAAGAGCGGCCAGCGTGGCCACGGTCATTGTGCCGGAAGTATAGATCCACTTCCAGGTATTCGAGACGACCATCGACGTGTAGGTGAGGCCGGTGTCTGTCTGGTAATACTGCCACTGCTTCCAAGCGTCCGGTGTCCAATCGGTCGGCAGTGCGCCAGCGCCCGTCGCCACCATCTTCGCGGCGGTGTCGCTGATCGTCGGAAGTTGCTTCACCAGCTTCGTGATTTGGTTGAACCAGCCGATCCACGCCGGATTGATCCCTCCGCCCGGTTGGTCGATGGGCGTCTGAAGCGGAGCCACGCCAAATGTGATGTTGGGTGATACGCTCATGCTTCCTCGCCCACATACCACTTGATCGTTATTTCGTCGAAATTTCGTTCTATTTCTGGACCTACAGAAATCAGAACATACCCTTTTCTATTCAACGCTTTGCCGTCGAAATTTCGACGTGCTGTCGGTTGCTCAACGAAATTTCGATGAGTTGCGGCGAAATTTCGTTGTGACCGTGCGTTGAAAAAGTCAACAGTAACAATACCAACTGATGTACATTCCATCATGCTTCCGTCCCCGGCGAAACGCCTATGTACGCATTCACCAGCCGAATCAGGTTTGCGGCGTTCGTGATGACCAACTTGAACACGCGATCACGGCTGCGGCCAAGTTGCCGCCAAATAAAGCGCGGGAACGAGCCGTTCGACGTTTCACCGCTCCCGGCCAGCGCGGCCAGAGTGTACGGGTACGTTTTGCCGCCGTCGTTGGAGTAGCTTAATACCGGCTGCGCGGTTCCGATATCGCAGTCCAGTTCGAGCGAAGGGTACTTGATGAAGTGGTTGCGGTCAGCGATGTGCGGGAAGATGCGAGTGTAGACGATACTGGTTCCGGCGTCTGACGTGTAGCCCTGCCCTTGGTACATCACCTTGCCGCTGAAGCCGTCTCCGATCAGCCCCGGCCCGGTGACGTTGAAGGCCACGCCGCCGACGTTGGTGTAGCAAACCGGCCACGCCGCAGCATACGTCCGCTCATGCCACATGCCCGTAATCAGGTCGTAGACGTAGCTGGATTGCGGGGTAAATGAACTATTTGAGAGTTGCAGGACGTAGAACGTGTGCCCGTTCTCGGTATAGCTGTAAGCGTGGCTGTAAGCCATGTTCCCGGCGTTCCCGCTCGGGTTGGCCGTCGTAATGCCGCCGATGGCGTTCTCGATTGCCGGATTCGAGACGATCTTTGCGCCGATGCCCTGTGTCTGGTAGACGTGCGCGATGCCGTTCGTGTCGGTTCCCAACCAAATGATAGAATCTTGGAACGTGACGACGGTATCAAACGCCAAACACCCAAGATTGAGGGTTGCGCCAGGGACGCGGGCGAAGGGAAACAGCGGGTTCCCGGCGTTATACCAGACTTCCGTGGTCTTTTGCCCGAACACCCAAAGCTGGCTATTCAAAACGGCGAGTTGGCCCTTCGCGTCGGCCCCGCCCGTGAGTTGCACGACGTTTAACGCTGGCCACACGGTGCCGTCCAGGAAGTTACTGACGTACATTAGGTTTCCGACATCGAGAGCGACATAAAACCCATCTAGGTACTCCATAGCGATAGCGGCTCTTCTCGCTGTCGTACCAGCGACCCCTGGAGGTCCCGCGTCCATGCTGAATATTTGGCCGGATGGAGCGCCTGCGCTGCGGTCGAATACCAGCAACTGCGTACCGTTGGCTATCATCTTCGCCGGTCCCACGCCGGTACTAGCCGCCATCGCGCCGAAATCGGTAATCACGACGCCAGCGGAGCCTATCTCATAGGCGTGCGTACCGCTTACCGCGAACAGACGATTATCGCCGCTCCAAAGCTGACGAACCGGACTAGAGCCAAGCGTGATGAGCGTCGGCCCAAGTCCAGGACGACCAACAAGCGCGTTCGGAGTCTTTGCGTCCTTTTGCTCCACCTCTGGGTAAAGGTTGATAGTCCGCTGAGAGTCGATAACGGTCGAGATCGCGGTGTTGGTCGGTCCACAAAATCCGGGTACGGGAATGGTTTTCAATTACCCCTCCCGCTGGTGCCGATCAGGTAGTTGAAGCCGCCATTCGACCCCGCAGCGTTGAACGCCGGATCAAGGTTTAGGACGGGCGTGGGCGCGTTGTAGGAGCGCAGGGCGGTCAAAGCCTTGCGAGCTTGGTCTTGGATCAACTGAAGCGATGCCAGAGGCTGCTGGACGTGTTGATTGGTCTTACCGTACAGCGTGCAAAGCGGCGCGACCATCACGGCGAGGTTTTTGCGGATGGCGTTCGCGTATGCGGGCGGAAAATAAACGACCGTCGAGCGGCTGGCGAACGCCGTCAACTGCTGCCAGGTAAAAAGCTCCAACTGGTACGCCGCCACAGGCCCCGGCCATAGGTTCAGCGTGCCGTAGCCGAGAGGCTGATTAAACCCGGCGTCGTAGTAAAGTTCTAACGGTAGCGCGGGCTGGATATTCCGCACCCTCAGATTTGCCCACTGGTCTACGTTGATGATCTGTAGCGGCGTGCGCACGACCGGAGAGGTGTAGTTGAGGATGATATTCGCATCCTGGATCGCGGTAGGGCGCGGGGCGGTAAAGTCCGCCCCCGAAGGCCCTATGGTGTAGCTCTGTTGCGTCCCATTCAGCGTGTAAATGTCGGCAACAATGGCATACACAAGCAATTGGTCAATCAGCCAGCTATCCACCAACTCGTTGAGCGTGACAAAGCAGTCGTCCATCAAATCAGATGGCGCGGTCTGCCCGGTACGGATCACGCCGAGATCACGGAGAGCCCCGTAGATGAGTTGGTCGGCGGTGTAGCTGAGGATCGACATATTATTGGGTCTGGATCACTGAAGGCGGAGCGGTGGCGGCGTCAGACTGGCCAGCGGGCGGCTTGCGGGCCATCAGCGCGGCGTTGAGGTCTCGAATTGTCGCCATCGCGTCCATGTAGGCTTTGACCATCGCATCGGTCGGAGCGACATCGTACATCGGCGCGATAATCATCGCCAGTTTGAGCTTCATTGGCAGCGTGTAGCCGCTCGGGACCGTGATTTGCGTCGTCTTGTCAGCGAACTGAGTCAAAGCCTTCCAAAGCGTCAATTCGATAGATCCGCCAAGCGGGATCGGCGCGACGTAGACCTTGGCGTTACTCTGGGCGCGGTCGTAGAACAGCGCGTCAATTATCAGGTTGCTTTGATCGCGGTTGTCGATAGCGGCCCACTCGGCTGCGTTCACCACCTTAATAGGCGTCGTGTACGGGGCGGAATACATCGTGTTTTTATGCGCGGCAGCTTCAATCGCCATCGGGCGGGCGGTGTTGAACGTCAACCCGGTGCCGATAGTGTAGGATTGCGTGCCAGCGACCAGCGCGAACGTTTCAAGCGAAAGCGCCGGGACCATCAACTCCTCGCTCGACCAATTGTCGAGCATATCGTTCGCCGCCAACAGCGCGTCATCGAGTTGCGACGAAGACAGCGCCCCGCCAGCATCCAAGATGCCTAGATACTTGGCGGAGTCGGTGGCGAGTTGGGTGAGCGAGAGTAGTGGCATGATCCCGGCTTTCGGTTATTTGCGGTTTGCTTGGCGTTCCTGCTTGGACATAGCGCCTTCTGGCATCGGCAGCGCCGCGCCTTTGGCTTGCAACGCCTCAATCTGTCCGCGAAGCTGAGCGATGGTCGCCTCGGGGCTTTGCGTCGGCCCGTAGTCAACTTCCGGCACCTCGGAGACGTTCGATACCCACTCGGTGCAATCCTTCGGCGTGCGTGCGGTCTTGAGCGCCAGTTCGTGGTCTTCGTCGCGGGCGATGATGGTTTCGAGGTGGTCAGGAAACTTCGGCACGTCCTCAAACTCTTTTGAGTCGCCGATGCGCTGCTTCACCATCGTCATGTTGCGTCGGTATAGCGTGGCCGGATAGGCTTGGTGGCTGTAGTTGCGTCGGTAGCCGAGTTGCGCCAGCGCCTGTTCCTGTCCCTTGTTGGTGACCATCTCAGCGTTAACGCCGTCCTTGTACATAAAACGCGGGTAGCCGCCGTTCTTGCCTCTCATCTGCTCGATCATGTCGATACCAAGCGGCATAGCATTGTCTGCGCGGGAGTCGTGGAACTGGGCCAGGAGATCGCGGATTTCGTTCTTATTGCTCATGTTTCCCTTCATGTGTGGCTAGTGGTTGAAAAATAGGGGCTGGGGAGTGACTACCAGCCCCTTTAGGCTTTACTGCTTCGGAGAAACTACGGCAAGGAGATAGGAGCCGAGTAGTGAACGATCAGGCCAGGCGTGTTGACGGTCATAGCCGCCGCCGCCGATTGGACGAAGGGCAGTTTGTACACCAGCAACTGGTTATCAGTGGATAACGTCACCGGCGTGCCCAGCGTGCTCTGGATGGGCAAGAAGGAGCCAGCCGTGGTCACGGTCGTGATTAGCGTCGGGACGACGTTGGTAATCGTGCCGCCGAAGCCGACTGGGGTGACCGT